TCAAGAGGGTCGAGTTAGGTACGAAAGTGCGTCAACCGACTGCGGATAAATCCTATGCGCAGATATGCGCAACTTTTAATGAACAGCGCGTGTGATCCAGAATACCTTCGCAAGCCCCATCGAGAACCCCATTGAGACCGCACACCTGCAGATGCAGGCGCGACAGCACCTGGATCGCCTGCTCAACCGCACCATTCAGAAGATGGGACGGGGCGATCTGGTGCGATGGATCGAACAGAACACGTACATCAACTCGCGCAGGTACTCGACCAAGGATCACGAGTACCAGGCCCGCATCATGAGCGACCTTTCGCCGGAAATCGTCGTGCGAAAGTGCTCTCAGGTGGGCTTGTCGGAGGCCTCCATCCGCATGAGCCTGGCGCTGGTGGCGGTGCTGGAGCACTACAACGTCATCTACACCTTTCCATCGGCCACTTTTGCCGCCAAATACGTGAAAACACGGGTGGACCCCGTGATTTCGACCAGCCCCTACCTGCGGGCGGCGACCACGGGCGGCGAGGCGGTGGATTCGTCGGAAGTGAAGAAGATTGGCGACAACTTCCTCTACTTCAACGGCGCGGCAGCGTCGAACGCGGCCATTTCCGTGGCTGCCGACTGCCTGATCCATGACGAGGTGGACTTCTCCGATCAGGTGATCCTGTCCCAGTACACGTCACGCCTCACGCACAGCCCGCACAAGCACAAGATCAAGCTGTCGACGCCCACGGTGCCGGGTGGGCCGATTGATGCGGACTTCCAGGACTCGCGCCGCTACTGGAACATGTGCAAGTGCGAACACTGTGGCCACAGTTTCGTGCCGGACTACTACGAGCACGTCAAGATTCCGGGGTGGGATCACTCGCTCAAGGACATCACCAAGACCAACTTCCACCGGGTCAACGTCGCACAGGCGCGACTACTGTGCCCGCACTGCGGCAAGGCACCCAGCCTGCACATCGAGCACCGTGAATGGGTGTGCGAGAACCCGCGGGAGAACCATGTCGCTGCCGGCTACCAGGTGCAGCCATTTGACGCCCCTGCCCTGATCACCATCCCCTCGCTGATCAAGACGAGCGTGGATTATGTGAGACGGGCGGATTTCGATAATTTCTCACTGGGGCTGCCTGCAGAGGACGACATGTCGGGCCTGACGGAGCAGGACCTGGAGGCCATCGGGGTGCAGGGCGAAGTCGGCAACTTCGTATCCACCGTCATCGGCGCTGACATGGGTGTGCTGTGCCACATCATTGTCGCCGGCATCGCTCCGCAGGGCGAGCTCGTGGTGCTGCACATGGAGGCGATCCCGCTGTCGCGCTTCAAGGAGCGGTTCAACGAGATCAAGCAACAGTACCGCGCCACGGTCAAGGTGCTTGACACCATGCCCTACGTGGAGACCGTGCTCAAGCTGCAGGAGACCGATGACGGCGTCTATGGCGGCGTGTTCAGTGTGCAAAAGACGCTGGACATCTATGACGTTCGCGTGCGCGAGGGCGACTACGAGGAAGGCGTGATGTCCCTGCGTCAGGTGAACATCAACAAGCACAAGGCGCTGGACATGCTGCTCGAAGACTTGCGCACCGACAAGGTGGTGGTCAAGAAGACGGTGGAGTGGGACAACTTCAAGACCCAGATGATGAGTATGCGCCGCGCCCTGCTGCAGCAGCGGGACGGGGAGACCCTGAGCAACTGGGTCAAGAGCAAGAAGGGCAACGACCACTACCACCACGCCCTGCTCTACACCTGGCTGGCGGCGAAACTGCGCGGACTGGGCACGAGCAGCCGACTTGCAGCGCCTCCGGGGATGTGGAGGAAGAAATTGAAGACTTGAGGGATTGACTTTTTGCAGGTAGGGCCACCACTCTGCCGTGCAAGATGAAGATCCTCAGCCTTGTACCCCAAGCAATCCGCAGCCTGTTCCCCTTTGGGGTCCAGGCTGCTGGTCTGCCTGAGATCGTACCTCCCAAGGTCAAGCGCGGGGCGCAGGCGGCTCCCTCCCACATGAAAAGATCGGCGGGCGGCAAGGGTGACACCAAACTGGCCGAGACCGACCGCAACACGGCGCGGCTTGATGTCCTCACGCTGCGCAACGAGGCGACGACCAAGGGCACGATCCGCCAGATGTCGAAGGTCTCGCCCGACCTCTCGGCTTCCGTCAACGCCTACACCCGCATGGTGGTCACGCGCCACTTCACGGCGGTGGCACGCAACCAGGACGGCACGGCCAACCCTGAAGCGACGCAGATGTGCCAGGCGCTGCTCAACCGACTGAACTTCCTGCAGGACTACACCGACGGCTTCTCCGGCATGTCGGGCATTCACGCCATTGGCGAGGCCTTGACCAAGGAACTGCGCATCGAGGGCAGTTGTGCGCTGGAGCTGGTGCTGGACAAGGCGCTGATGCCCAACCGCCTGCAGCCGATCAGTACCTCGCAGCTCTCGTTCTACGCGGACAGCAGCGGCTACGCCTACCCGGTGCAGAAGGCACCGGACGGCACCGAGATCGACCTCGATACGCCGGCGTTCTTCTACGAATCGCTGGATCAGGACCTGACGACCGCCTACTCGGATTCTCCGATGGAGGCCGGCGTTTCCGCTGCAGTGGCTGACGCCGAGTTCACGAACGATGTGAGACGCATCATCAAGCGGGCCATTCACCCGCGCCTCGACGTTGAAATTGACGTGGAGCTGTTCCGCAAGATGATGCCGCCAGAGGTGCGCGACGATCCGACCAAGGAAGAACAGTTCATCGAGACCTACGTGCGCAACGTGACGGAGGAGGTGAACGGCCTGGAGCCGGACGATGCGCTGGTGCACTTCGACAACATCAAGTTCGACTACCTGAACAACGGCAACATCTCGTTGAACAGGGAGTACGAGACCTTGCAGAACATGGTCAACGCCAAGTTGGCCACCGGCACCAAGGCGCCTCCTGCAGTGCTTGGCCACGGCAGCGGCAGCCAGAACATCGCCTCGACCGAGACGATGCTGTTCGTGCGCTACTGTGAAGGGGTACAGAACAAGGTCAACTCGATCATCTCCCGCGCCCTGACCCTCGGAATGCGTCTACTTGGGCACGACGTGTTCGTGAGGTTCGAGTTCGAGCGCATCGACCTGCGTCCTGACTCCGAGCTGGAGGCGTTCCGCGCCATGCGCCAGTCCCGCATTCTGGAACTCCTGAGTCTGGGCCTGATCTCCGACGAGGATGCCGCCATCGAGCTGACGGGCAACCTGCCTCCGGCAGGGGCACCCAAGCTCTCGGGTACCAACTTCAGGGGCGGCAACTCTCAGGTCAACCCGAATCCGCTGTCCAACACGGCGAACTCCACTCCGCAGGACATGAACCCGCAGACCCCGACGCAGGCGAAGTCCCAGAACCGCAAGAAGGAAGCACAAAAATGAACATGGCCCACGAAGGCGGCGTGTGGTTCGGCACTGCCGAATCGTTCCAGACCTACGCGAACGCATACCGTAACCTGCAGGACCCCGCGTACATGGCGAACGTCATGGCGCTGCGCGAGGACGACCAAGAGACGAGCAGCAGCTACCTGCTCTCCAAGATGGGCAACGCCAGCGTCATCAACATCAACGGCTCTCTGGTGAACAACGACGCTTGGTACAACGAGTTGTTCGGCTTGGTGAGCTACGCGGAAATCCGCCGCGCCGTCATCGACGCCGTTCAGGATGAAACCACCGAGGCGATCCTGCTGGACATCAACTCTGGCGGCGGCGCGGCGATGGGTGTGCAGGACTTGGGCGACTTCCTCATGGAAGTGGACGCCAGGCACAAGCCGGTCATCGCCTACAGCTCCGGCGTGATGGCCTCTGCCGCCTACTGGATCGGCTCCTCTGCGCGTCAGGTGTTCTCCTCCAAGTCCGCTCTCGTCGGCTCCATCGGCGTGCTGGCCATCCATCAGGACATCTCTGCCGCTCTGGAGAAGGAAGGCATCAAGGCCACAGTCCTGCGCGTGGGCAAGTACAAGGCTCTGGGCACTCCGTATGAGCCGATGGAAGGCGCAGCCCGTGAGGCTTGGGATGCTCGTCTGAACACGCTGTACGACTTCTTCATCAGCCACGTTGCCGAGGCCCGCGGGACCAACAAGACGCTGGTGGACACCGTGATGGCCCAGGGGCGCGAGTTCTTTGGCGAGTCTGCGGTGGAGGCAAATCTGCTCGACGGAACCGCCAGTTTCGACGAGTTGATCAAAAAGATGCACGGGGGGATTGACTTCCAGAATGCGTCTCACAAGTATGCAACCAACTTGATTACTGGACTTCCCATGAAACAACGTCGCACGATCATTGCGCAGGCTGCCGCCGAGGCAGCCGCTGCGCTGACCGAGGAGCAGAAACTGACTGCTCTGGTCGAAGGCGCCGCACCGGTCGAGCCGGAAGCTGCTGCCGCTGAAGAACCCGAACAGGGGGTGGAAACCCCCACTGAAGCCGAAGCTGCTGTCGAAGGCGTTGAGGCTGAAGGCGGCGAGGCTGCCGAGACCGAGGCCAAGGAAGCAGCACCCGCCGCTGCCCTGCAGGCTGTGGTCGACTACCTCAAGGGCGAGAACGCCTCGATGAGCGCAGAACTGGTGACCACCAAGGCCAAGCTGCAAGCCGAGGCTACGCACAAGGAACAACTGACTGCCGAGATCGCAAGCCTGCGTGCTCACGCTGTGGCTTCTGTCTCGCGTCTGCAGGTGGCCCTGAACATGGGCAAGGACGTTGCCGAGATGAGCACCGAAGCTCTGCTGGCTACGCACGAATCCCTGCGCGGCCAGCTAGAATCCAAATTCAAGGCCGGCGGCGCGGCTTCCACTGCTGTCGGTCGTGAAACTCCTGGCGAACCCGTTAGCTCGGTACGCGCAGCCAGGCTCTCTGCGACTCGCCCCACCAAATAAGGAGAAAATATCGTGGCGAAATTTCAAATGAACGTTACCCTGGAGCAGGACGCTACGCGCCTGACTGCGCGTGTTGCCGATGGCACTGGCGTCTCCAATCAACTGACCGACGCTGACCGCTTCAAGCTGGTGAAGATGAAGGGCGACAGCCAGTACGGCCTGTGCGCTGCCGGCGACGAAATCGAAGGCTTCCTGCTGGCGCTGGAACCCCCGATGACCTACGACGGCTACTACCTCGGTACCGTGCAAACCGACAAGCGTTTCCGCGCTGTGTCCGAAGGCGTACTGAACATGCTGGGCGAAGTGGTGTGCGGCACCGTGACTGCTCGCGGCACTGCCCTGACCGGCGTCGGCCCTGCTGTCAAGGCCGGCACTCCCACCAAGTACCGCTGGCGCGTCGTCGCTGCCATCGGCCAGAACGTCGCTGCAGGCGCCCCGATCACGGCGGGCTCCGAAGTGATCGTCGAGCGCATCTAATCAACCGGTAAGCCCGAAAACAAGGAGAATAAAGTGGCTGACTCTCTGAATATCCTGAACGCCAAGGGTGACCGCGTTGCCGTCGACCTGAGCGTTTCCATGTACAAGGACGCCGCGGACGCGGGCCAGACCCTGCCCCAGTTCCTGGCGCAGAAGTACGAAACCAACCACGACAAGTTCGGCTCCCCGTTCGAACAGTTGCTGGACCAGTGCGGTATCTACCTGCGCAGCGACAGCGAGTTTGGCATCCGCGCCTCCAGCGTGGACCAAATCCTGAACGCTTCCAGCGCCAACGCCGTCACCAAGGAAGGCGTGGCCGCTTCCCGTCTGCTGTTCCCCGCAGTGCTGCTGGGTGTGATCGACGAGAAGTTGCAGTCTGACATGGAGACCGATGCCAACGCCTACGACATGCTCGTGGCGGTGGACGACTCCATCAACGGCGACAAGTTCGAGCGCCCTGTGCTGCACTTCGCCAACGCCGAGAAGGCCCGCAGCGCCCCGGTGGCTCAACTGGCACTGCCGAACGCGATGATGTCCATCACTGCGTCCGACATCTCTCGCCGCATCCCTACCACCGGTATCGGTATCGAGATCAGCCACCAGGCCAAGAACATCAGCCTCGATCTGGTGTCTCTGGCTGTGGCTCGTCAGGCTCTGGTGGAGCGCAACGAGACCGCTCAGAACAACATCCTGAACCTGCTGAACGGCGATGTTGACCTGCAGATGGCCGCTCTGTCTGCTGTGCCCGGTGCGGTGAAGAAGGCTCAGGACTTCGACAGCACCATCACGGCTGCTGGCGGGCTGACTCAAACCGCATGGCTGAAGTGGCTGGCTGCCGGCTCCCGCTTCCGCACCATCACCCACGTCGTGGCCGATCTGGACACCTACCTGCGTTGGGAAGCACGCACTGGTCAGCCGACCAGCTCCTACAACATCAGCGGCGTGACCAAGCCCAACACCACGGTGACCATCATCAACCGCAAGTGGCCGGACAACGTCCAGTGGTTCATCACCGACGATCCGCGTTGGCCTGCCAACACGATCATGGGTCTGGATCGCCGCTATGGTATCCACCGCGTCAAGTCCCTGACCGCCAACTACCAGGCTGTCGAGGAGTTCGCCATCAAGCGTTCCACGCAGATGCGCTTCGACAATGGTGAGATGTCCTACCGTCTGTTCGACGAGGCCTTCTCCGTCCTGACCCTGACCGTGTAATCGGACTCAGGTGATCTGATGGGCCAGCCACCCTGGCTGGCCCTTTTCTCTGGAGAAACACATGGCTACCGCACAGAAACCCACTGAAACCAAGACCAAGGCTGCCGACAAGAAGCCCGTCATCGTCAGCCTTGTAGGCGAGATGACTCACCTGTTCACTGGTGCCGTTTTTGACGCCCGTGGTATCGAGCATGAAGTCGATGGCTTCGTGCAGGCCCAGATTGCCGCAGGCAAGCTGGCGATCAAGGAATAACCGAGACCTCTCTTGCAGGGGGTTTTTGGCATGGCACTGTCTCCATTCTGTAGTAACGATGAGGTTCGCGCAGCCCTCGGCGTCTCTGACGTTGAGCTGGAAGACGCGACCCTCAACCTACCCTTCTACGCGATTGGTCTCAAGTCTGGGTTGGAGCGCGTCTCCAAGACTCTGCCTGCCTCTTTTTCGGCTATTGCAGAGATCGCGGAGACCGACCGTACCGACCAACAAAACCGACTCTATGAGTCCGTGCGGCTGTACTCCATCTACTTCGTAGCCAAACAGGCAGGCGGAGCACTTGGATTGCTCAGTGTCAAGAGCCTGACCGACAACAAGGCCAACTTCTCCCGCTTCTCGGACTCGCCGTATGAGTCTGTGATGGAGAGCATCGACGCTGCCCTCTCGGCAGCCAAGATCGGCCTGCAGGAAGTTCTGGCAGAGATGTCGAACGATGCAGTCCGCGCCTACAACCCTGTCGGGTTCTTTGCCGTCAAGCGCCTATACGACCCCGTTACCGGAGAGTGACGTGAAGCTCTCCTCCGCTGCAAGATTTTTCGACAGGGTTTCGGTCTACCACCCCGACACCCTGTCGTTTCTGTTCAAGTGTCAGATCGACAACTTCGACGGTTCCAGGCGCGATGCGTTCGCGGCCTACCGCCGTCTCATGTCGACTGACGCAGAGTGCCAGATTCCTAAAACAGGCGCCATTCGCCTGTGGGACAAGGTATGGCTGGTGGGCGAGTCCCAGAATGACGGGTGGGAGACGATCCACCGCATCAACCACATCCTTCACCAGTGTTCCGGTAAGGCCACCGTGCGGACGGTGGCGCAGTTTCTGGCAGGAGAGGCCGGCACGACTGAGTGGGCCGACTGTCAGTGGCTGACCTCCCGCAAGGAGGAGGCGTACTCGTCGGAGAACCCGCAGGAGTACGGCATCTTCATGCGCCTTGGCGCCGTGGTGCCGGAGCACGCAATCATTACGGCGGACGGTCAGACCTTCCTGTGCAAGTACAACCGCCCTGCAGACTCTGGTTTTCGCATCTGCGTGACGATGCTGCAGAAGGACGCGACACCTGTCTCGGTGCAGTTCATCGAGCGTTCGTTCGTGCCTGGCAGCGGTGGCTATGTCGACGGTGTGTCCAGACCGGTGCCGGCCATGCTGGTGCGCTGGCAGGAGTTCTTCCAGTATGAGGAGGAGATCACCGCCAAATACGAGCACGGCGACGTGACCGTTCTGGTGCGTAAGGAGGAGCCTATCACCAAAGGACTTGTCATGCAGGTGCGCGGACGCCGCTGGACGGTGGTGAACACGCAAGCCGGAGACGGCATCACGATCATCCACGCGAGGCCGGCGTAATGGCAAGGGTGCAGAACCTGGGTAACCGCAAGCGCGGCGTGAGCCTGTCCATGCAACGCTTGCAGAACCAGAAGACGGAGGCGTTTCGCGCCTACGTCTGGGCCATGTTCATTCGCATTCTGGAGAACACCCCGCAGTTCAGTGGCATGGCCGTGGCCAACTGGAACGTCAGCATCGGAGCTCCGGACTTCAGCTATGACCCGTCCCTTGGGGCCAACGTCGACTGGAAGACGGTGGGAAACTCCGCTCCGTATGAGAAGGGGGACCGCTTCTGGATCGACCACGCCATCCGCCGCAATCAGGCCGTGCTCGACAGCATCAAACCGGGCGACAAGGTGTTCATCACCAACAAGGTGCGCAGCTACAAAGTCAAGAAGGGAGAGCCACAGCTCTACCTGGAAGACATGCAGGTGGAGCTGCACTGGCGCAAGAAGCTGCGCCTCGTGAATCGTCCGTATGAGGTTGCGGAGCAGAGCGCCGCAGAAGTGGCACGGATGCACAAGGTAGGCCAACGCCTGCCCAACTACAGAAAGGTGCTACCGAGTTGAGTACAGAAGCATTTTGCAACGCCGTCATGGCGGACATCGACGCCTGGCACAAGGCGAACTTCCCTGACCTGTTTGTGCAGTATGAGAACGGGCCGGGGTTCGATGAAGAACCGGAGGCTACGGCCAAACCCTGGCTGGATGTGGCTGTGCGTTTCTACAACGGCAGTACGACCAGTATCGGAGACAAGCCGTGGGGCCGGTACACCGGTACGGTCTCCATGTACGTGTACGCCAGACAGGGGGAGGGCACGATGCTGACGAACCGTGTCATCGACAGCTTCGTCAGCGCCTTCAAGTTCAAACCCTACCCGAGCGCCCTGCTCTACTTCCCGGAACGCTCCGTGCCTACAGACCACTTCGGCTGGCACAAGGTGGGCGTGTTCATTCCCTTCCATCTGGACGAAAAAGGTTGACAGGGGGGATTGACTTTCACGAGTTCCCTCACCACGCTTCGCTCTAGTTTCATATCTGCAACTGGCACATAAGGAAAACAACAAATGCCCGCAGCTTCCGCAAACCTTGGTCAGCTCCGCTACATCCAAGAAACCACCTCCGGCGTTACGCCGACGACCGGCAACGGCGTGGAGCTGCGTACCCTGCAGCCCACGATGAAAGCCGCCATCGCCACCATCAAGTCGGCGGAAATCAACAAGTACCGCATGGTGCGCTCGTCTACCAACTCCGACCTGAACGTCGACGGTGGTTTCGAGTTCGAACTGTCTGCCAAGGAATACGACCCGTTCATCCAAGGTATCCTGTTCGGCACCTTTACCCACCACGGTACGGGTGGTGTAGGAACTACGTTCAGTGCGACCATCACCGCCAACAAGATTACGGCTGCAGCCGCACCTACCGGCACGTCTGCGTTCACCACGCTGGCCAAAGGCTCGTGGTTCAAGCTGATTCCGCCCCCTGGCGCCACTGCAGCGCAGAAACAGTACTTTGCCGCCGCTTGGTTCAAGGTGGATGACACGGTCGCCCCGACCGCTACGGAAATCACCCTGTCTGCCAGCACCCCAGCCAGCGCAGCCGGCCAGGTGACCGCTACGGCAGGTTTCGCTATCTCCCAGTCGACCGTCGCCAACAGCCTGTCCGTGACCCCGCCCTCCTATACGCTGGAGTGGGATCAGGCCGACATCAACCAGCGTCTGGTCTACCGCGGCATGATGCCCAACACCATGTCCCTGAGTCTGGACGTTGGCGCCATCATCAAGGGCTCGTTCGGCTTCATGGGTATGAGCCACAGCCTGAGCCCCACCACTGCCCTGCCGGGTTCTCCGGTGGCTAGCCGCGGCCTGGACGTGATGAACGCGGTGACCAACACCGGCCTGCTGATGGCTTCCGGCAAGAACCTGCTGGCTTCTACCGACTTCATCAAGTCGCTGAAGTTCGACATCAACAACAACCTGCGCGGTCAGAAGGCCATCGGCTACTTCGGCAACGCCGGCGTGGGTGTCGGTGAACTGTCGGTCTCCGGCACCATCGAAGCCTACTTCCAGAACGCCGACCTGTACAACCAGTGGCTCAACAGCACCACGACCAGCGTCGTGTTTGGCATGAGCGACAACGAAGGCAACGGCTACCTGATCGAGATGGATCGCATCAAGTACCGTGACGGTGGTCTGAACGGCATCCAGAAGGACCAGGACGTGATGGTCTCCCTGCCGTTCGACGCCTTCTACGACTCCACCACGGGTCGCGGCATCCGAATCACTCGCGCAGTCGCCGCTGCGTGATGATGACCAAGGCGGCTGACGCCGCCTTGGCCTCCACCCCGCCGTAAGGCGGGTTCAACCCTGCAAGAAACCCAAGAAGAAGAACAACATGGACATTTTTGCCAAGTTCGCTACTGACGAAATCCTCGAAGTTGAAGGCCGCTGGGTCGACCTGGACAAGTCCTCCAAGATTCGCGTTGCTCGCATGAACAACGAGAAGTATCAGGTCGAGTTCCGCAAACAGTATGCCGAAAACAAGGCCACCCTGGAGAAGGGTGACGAAGAAGCTGATGAGCTCGCCAAGCAGATTTTCATCAGCGTGATGGCCCAGACCATTCTGGTCGGCTGGGAAGGCATCGCCTACAAAGGCAAGGCGATGAAGTACTCGGTCGAAAACGCCAAGAAGCTGCTGCAGCACAAGGACTTCCGTGTGTTCGTGGAAGCCGAAGCCAGCGCCTTCGAAGGCTATCGCGCCAAGCTCGAAGAAGAACAGGGAAACGCCTGAGCGCGGCCCTGCGGTGGGAGCTCCGTTGGGGTCCCCACCTGAAGGCGCTCCTTGCTGCGCAAAAGGAAAAAGGGGTCCAGATCGGACCCCTTTCTTCTCGCCCCAAGTTGGAGCTGGGCGATGAAACCTATATGGAGTTCTTCTACACCCTCAACCGATCCAGAGGCATGACGGACATGGGTGGGCCGCAGCACATCTCCATTGTCGATATGGAGGCACTTCTGAGGCTGTGGGGGATTGACCAACGCGATCACAGGCTCAAGTATGTGCGAATAGCACAAAACCTTGACAGCATCTACCTGGATCACATCGCAGAGAAGCGAGAGTCCGCGAGCCGACAAAAAGAAAAATAAAGGCACACCGTGAGCGACCTCATCATCAACGCCACCCCGAACGACGACTACCTCAGCGGTATCGACGAATCCATCAGCAAGCTGAATTACATCATGACCCTGATGGGTCAGGTGGATCAGAAGGCGCAGGGTGCACACGTCATGCGTATCAGCGTGGACGGTGCGGAGGGCGTGAAGAAGATCAGTGAGACGCTGAACAGTGCGGCGAAGGCAGTCACCTCCGTCAAGAACGCGACTGCTGCACCCCTGTCCGTCAAGGTGAAGACCGACGAGGTCGAGTCGCTGAAGCGTGAACTGCAGCAGGTAGACAGCCTGCGCACGGGCGCGACCAACAGCCAGTTGCGTGACATCCGCAAGGTAGAGGTGGAGCTTCAACGCAAACTCCGCACGGTTGAGTCCCTTCGTGCAAAGGAAAAGGCAATCGAGGAGGAGCGTGCCCGCAGTACGCAGATGTCGGCTGACCGTGATAGATACTTCGCCAAGTTGCAGGAGCAATACGCAACGGCACGCGGCCAGGCCTCGATCCGTTCCGGCCAATCTGCTGCCCTTGCAGCAGAGCAGCATATCAACTCCCTGCGTCGCATCGTCGCAGAGGAGGAGCGCACGGCAGCTCGCCTGAACGCGCTGAAGCGTGCCCAAGTCAACAACAGCGGGTATGTTCCAGCCTACGCGCAGATGGCGGACAACGCGAGAGCACAACTCAAGCAGTTGGTGGACTCGTACAGCACCCCTGTCCCCACCACCAGCCCATCGGCAGCAATGGTGGCGTCCGCCCCCTCTGCCGCAGCCGCCAACCAGGAGGCACAAGCCACCAGCAAGGTAGCAGCAGCCAACAATGAAGTGGCTGTCGCCAAGGACAAGGCGACGAAAGCAGGGGACAGACTGAACAGCCAGTCCAAGAAGCTGGCAGAAACTCACCGTGAGTTGCACTCTGCAGCCCGCGGCGCGTCTGCGGCAGTAGGTGGCCTGTTCCTGACCTACGGCAACATGGCGACGCTGATTCCGGCGTTCACCGCAGCAACTGCGGTGCGCGAGGCCATCACAGGCTTTGCCCAGTTCGATCAGGCGATGCGCTCTGCCATCGCAGTGGGTCAGGACTACTCGGCAACCCTGGCCGAATTGTCCAGCACAGTCAAGGACCTGTCCATCCAGTTTGGCAAGATGCCGCTGGAGGTAGCCAAGGGCTTCCAGGTCATCACCGCTGCCGGCTTCAAAGGACGAGAGGCAGCCGCGCTGCTGCGCGAGGCCTTGACCCTGTCTGTGGCCGGTGATGTTGACCTCGAACGCGCTGCCCTGTCTCTGGCAGGTGCTGTTGACGTGTTCCGCACCGGCGTTGGCAGTGCGTCCCACATCGGCGCAGTGTTCGCACAGGTGTCTGCTGACTCCGTTGCCAGCGTAGAGTCGATTATCGAGGCCATGAAGCAGGCCTCCGCCGCCCTGTCCACCTACAACGTGTCGGTGGAAGAATTTGCGGTCATGCAGGAAAAGCTGGCCAAGCGAAACATCACTGGCTCTGCTTCTGGTACGGCCATCAACAACCTGTTGATGGAGCTGAACTCGCCCCCGTCCAAGGAAGCACAGCGCCTGATGAAAGAGATCGGCGTCTCCATGTACAAGGACGGCGGCAAGGTGCGCAAGGACCTGCTCACCGAGTTCCTGCCTGAGCTGCAGCAGACGCTGGCCAAATACGATGCGGAGACCTACTCCAACATCGTCAAGAAGATGGTGAACAACCGAGGCCTGAAAGCGTTCACGGCCTTGATGGAGAGTGACCTCAAAGATGTCACCGCCACTCTGGAGAAGTACAGAAACGCATCTGTGACCGCCGTCGTCATGGCGCACGAGAAACAGAACAGCGTCATGGGCGACTTCAACAAGCTCAAGGCGGAGTTGATGACCTCGTTCATCGACTCTGGTGCCGCTGGCGCTGACAACATGCGTACTGCCCTGCAGGAGCTGCGCAAGGTCATCGCGTCCCCTGAGTTCAAGGAAGGCCTGTCGAGTCTGGTCATCCTGATCACCGAAGTTGCCAAGGCAGCCACGAACCTGGTGAGCGCGGTAGGCGGCTTGGTAGGAGGAGCCGACTCGTGGATGGGTTGGGGGGCGAAAGCTGCCGCGGCCATCACTATGGTGATTGGGCCGATGCGGATGCTCAACAGCATGAGAGCGTCCAAGCTGGGCACTGCCCTGTCGAACGCCGCGGACATCACCCACCTGAACCCCATCACCCAACTGAAACCCAGCACGGAAGCCCTTCGACTTCAGGCCGGAGCGGCTGCCCTAGCGGCAACCAAAGCTGCGGAGCTGGAGAAGGAGTCTGTAAAAGCTGCCGAAGGAACTACAAAGCTAGGCTCTGGCGCAGCCGCAGCAGCATCTGGCGCAGGCCTGTTCCTGCGCACCGTATCTGGATTTGCCCGCATCGCTGGATGGGTAGGTATCGTCATGTCTCTGGCAGACGCCGTCTACTACTTCTACAAGCGCAGCAAGGAAGGCAAGGAGCTGGACAAGGATGCCGGCCCAACCCCCATTGCTGACCGTGTCAAAGCAATCGAGGATGCCACCAAGAACCTGAAGGCCAACACGTACAAGGACGAAACCTCCGGCTCTGACCAATCGCTGCAGGAACTTGCAGACCAGCGTCAAAAAATTACCGCACTGAATGATGCCTTCCAGGCTGCCAAGCGCATGGAGGAGGCTGCACAAGCAGTGTTCAACAAGGCCAGGAGTAGCAGCAACCAAGTCCAGTACGCGGACGCCTTCAACAAACTGCAGATAGTCAGAAATAGCATCCATAGGATCGAGGCAGAGCTCAAGGCTGCTCGTGTGTTCTACGACCAGCAGAACAAGGACTACGAGAGGGAAGTCAGAGCTCGACAGGACTACCAAAAGGCACAAAAGGAGGCTGGAGAGAGGTCTAAGCCTGCCGCCCCTGAGACCCCGATGGGACAGGGAAACACCCACCTTGACCCTGCAGCCACAGGCGCTGACACCGTAGTCACCGTCCGCAACCCGAAGGCCGGCACGACCATCACCATCGGCGGCGTGAGCACGTCCGGCAACGTCGTCGGCGGCATCAACATCGAGCGCATGTTGGCAGCCGTGGCACAGACGGAGAGCGGCAACCGCCAGTTCGACGCCAACGGCAACACAATCATCGGCCCGAACACCAAGTACGGCAGAGCCGTCGGTGTGGCGCAGATCATTCCGGCGTTTGGTGCCGATTACGCCCGTATGGCCGGCGTTCAGTGGGATCCGCAGAAGCTGTACACCAGTGGAGAGTACGGTATGGCTCTGATGCGCGGAGGCATCGAGACGTACCTGAAGCAGTTCGGCAACGACTTTGCCAAGGCTCTTGCTGCGTACAACTGGGGCCCCGGCAACCTGCGCAAAGCCATCAGGAACTACGGCGACAACTGGTTGGCTTACGCCCCTGCTGAAACTCGCAAGTACGTCCAGAAGACCACTGCCAGCTACCAAGGCGGCAGCAGTGGAGGGTACTCCGTGCCCGTCAACCTGCCGTCCCAGGTCGGTGATCTGAACATCACCGGAGACGACTTCGACAAGGTTCTCGGCGGCATCCAGCGCATCTACGAGAACAAGGAACGCGACTTCGAGAAAGCACAGAAGTTCGCAGAGCGCCAAGTCGACCTACTGCTGGCTCAAGGTCGTCTCACCAAATCTGAAGCGGCTAACGCCAAGGCAGAGATTGCCTCCAAATTCACGTCCGAGCTGGTCAAGAATGACACGGCTCTGGCCAACAGCCTGAGCACGATTGCCAAGAGCAAGGCCAAGACAGCCGACGACCAGAACAAGCTGGAGGAGGCTCTGGTCAACGTGCAGGAACGCCTGAAAGAGCGTGCACTCACCATTCAGGAGTACGACACCAAGGCGCAGCCGTGGGCGGAGGAGATCGCAGCCGCCCAGAAATACCTGGAGGCGCTGGACGCCCAGAAGCTGAAGCAGGAAGGCTTGGCTGAACTGGAGGCCAAGAAAGCCCAACTGCGAGCTGAGTCTCTGTACATGACGGAGCGTGAACGCTTCGTGATGGAGGAAACCAAGAAGACCACCGAGCGTTACGCCGCGGAAATCCAGAAGATCGTCAACCTGCAAAAGGGACTGGAGAACTCCGGTGCGTTGGGTACCGAAGGCGGCAAACAGGTCTACGCACAGCTCGATGCGGAACGCATCGGCCTGATCGAGACCAGCAAGCGCATCAAGGAAGAAGCCGAGGAGATTGCCAACGAGACCTTCAACTCCAAGAAGGCCAAGGAAATCTCCACCAGGTTCCTTGACATGGTGTTCAGCAAGGACAAGGACCGTGCCAAGAAGTTCCGTGACTGGATCATGGATGAGGTCTTCGAGAAGCCCTTCCGTATGCAGATCGAGGCAGCCATCAAACCCATGATGGAGAAAGTCGCCGGCTTCTTGTTCCCGCAAGGACAGGGCGGCCTGATCGGCAACGTCGCTGGCATGTTGGGCCTTGGAGGCTCCAGCGGTACCAGCGGCGGCAGCCTCGACACATGGATCGCTGACGGCATCAGTAGTTTGTTTGGGTCCGACAGTTCTGGCCTCGCGTCCGCAGGTGAAGCAGCCGTGACTGCCGCAATGGCCCAAGGAGGCTCCTCTGCGGACATGTTGGATCGCGTGGCCATGTGGGCCTCCGCATCCCAGTTCGACCCCCTGCGCAGTGCCTCTGGCCAGCAAGGCGGGTTCAGTCTGGATCAGGTTACCAACCTCATCCCGCAGGAGTGGAAGAATTCAGCGGTGAACTGGATCACAGGCTGGTCTCCGTCTGCTGTCGGGGCAGCTACATCCATTGGACTTGGTCCAGGTGCAGGGTTGGGGACTGTGGGGGCGTGGACATCTACCGCAGGCTCTGTCGGAGCAGGTGGGGGCGCTCTGACCAACCTTGGGATGGGGGCAGGCGCTGACTTTGCCGCTGCTTCTGCTGCAGCACCGACATCTGCCGGCGCCGCTTCTGGCATGAGCACGGCAATGGGGGCTGCTGGCACCATTGCCGCAGGCTTCATGGCAGGTATGGCCATCTCCGGCAAGTTCTCTGCCATCGGTGACAAGCCCATCTACGCTGTGGCAGCCGGTATGGCTGGCGGTGCAATGGCTGGCGGTGCAATGGCTGGTGCATGGGCTGGTCCGATCGGCA